TCTTCTTTGTCTCCATTTTCTTCTTCTTTGTCTACATTTTCTTCTTCTTTATTTTTTTCATCGGAAATAATAAAATTATGTTTCTTAATATATTCTAATGTATTTTTTTTATACTCTTCCAATTTGTCGTCTTCATCAGTCAATATAAATTTTCCAAAAACACTTCCTGCCGAAACTTGCCATATTTCTATTCCTAATACGGAAATATCAGAATACACTCCAAATACATCATCTTCAACAAAATCGGGATTTAAAACTTGTTTGGGTTTCCACACGCCTTCATATTTAGGGTTTTCTTTCATCTTTTGTTTCCATTCTCCTTTCCATTCTGGATTTTTAATGGTGGGAGGTTCCCAAGTGCCATCATCCTCTTCATTCCAATCTTCTGGAACAGTTGCATCCGGGTCACTTATCATTTCAGGAACATCGTTCCATCCTTCCGGTTTTACATCATTTTCATCAAGAATGTATTGTTCATCTACCCAGTCATCGGGTTTCTTATCGGAAATATCATCTATCATTTTGGGAGGTACAGGATAATCAGTTTTTATACTACCTTGCTTCACAACATTTTCATTTATTGTGACAGAATATGTTTGATCTTTGAATATGGTAAAACCAAACATTGTATATTCATTTTTATACTCGTAATTTATGTTTTGACCGTTTTGCATATTGACATCTTTATGAGACATGATAAGATGAACTTTTTTAGTGGAACCACAAACATCTGGCCCAAACATAATATTGTACTTGTCTTCATTTTCACCACCTTTTAGTGTTTCTTGATTTACAGTAGATGGAAATAGTTTTATATACGAACCTCCACATTGTATATTCTGTGGATTTGAAGTAACATAAAAAAAAGAAAAATTTTTTTCATAGTTTGAAAAAGGTTCAAACTTTTTAGAAATTGTGAAAAAACGGCTATCGTTTACAGTTTTCAAGTAATTATGTTCATAATCATCTACTAGTGATGAAACGATTTCCCAATCACCGTTTTGATTAACATCTTTTTTCCAGTCAGAAACCACCCATTTTTCTAAACTATTTTTTTCTATAGTTTCGTAAATTGTAAATGTCAGCGTATACAAAATAGTCGAGATCATCGTCTTTTGAAATGAAAATTATCGTTAAATCTGATTATAATATTTTTTAATCAGAATTTAAAGTGTACATATTACAAATAAAATGAATGATTATGAAAGTATTGTAGAACTTGTGAGAGAAAATCCTAAAAATGAGTTAGAGTTAAGGTTTGGTAAAAAAATAAACAACAAGTTTTGTTCAGGTGTAAGCTATGATCTTTTCCAAGAAATACATAATGATTTAATGACGGTAGAAGGTGTAACAAAAACAGAACGTTGGTATGAGACAATGGATGTATTCTTTGACCATCAAAACAAAGAAATGAGAACTAGAGTTACATATTCTAGTGAAAAAATGGAAATAGAAAAAGAAACAATTATTAAAAAAAGATTGTCTTCACTTTTAGCAAAGTGTAATTCAGATGAATACGATTTTAGAATATCAGTTTCGAGTGAAGAAACTGTGAAACCTGAAAATTTACCAGCAATTGTAGATCCAAAGCATGTAAGACTAAAACACTCTAAAAGCTTTTTTATTTTAAAAAAGGATATAAATGTATGGAGAATAGACCTTAGTAAGTGTTGGTCTTCAGATAGTCGTACAAGTGTTGAGGAAAAACAACACACGGAAAATCCTATTTATGAAGTAGAATGTGAGCTTGTTGACACTGATACATATTTGAAAACAAATGATAATAGTCATATATTAAAATCTATTATAATGAAAGGTCTAGGACTTGCAGGAACACCGAAATCAAACTATACACTCTATAAATAAATGTTTTCCAAGTTTTTATTTAAATTATATTCTAATAAAGAATATTTGCTTTCTAAATATTTAACGTTTAATTTCGTTATATTTTTAGCTCCATAGCATTTAGAATATAATGTCAAATTGTTTATGAAATCATTAAATTCTAAAAATAAAGTTTTGTTTCGCTTACACTCCAATACGTACATTTCACATATTTCTTTGTGTGTTTTAACACTTTTGTCTAATATTGTTGGTTGTTCGGTTACGTTATATATGTTTTGTTCGTCAACCATTTCTATATTAACTTCGCGATTGTCTTCTAGAAGACTACTGCCATAATATTCTGATAATACATAAAAAAATTCAAACAAATAATTTTTAAAATAAAGGTATGTACTTAGGAAAAACATTATTTATATTTTAAAAATATTTTTTATTGTTAAAACTGTACACTTGGCTCGTATTGTAAGCTTGTTTCATTTTTACTATATTTTAGAAAAAATAGTGAATTTTTAAGAAAGCTTGAATACGCCTGAGATGAAAGACTATATATCATTTTATTTACTTTTCAATTTTTTTTTTATGATTTTACAAACTAAATTTTCGTAGTTTATTTTACTATAAATTATAAAAATGAGAGACACTATTAATGTCTTATTTAGGGCGGCTCTTGGTCAAAACGATGACGATGACGGTATTCCTCGTTCCGGTGGTGAAGGAAGGGAAAGAAAAAGAAAAGCTGATGTATTAGAACATAATGAAAAACTTCCAGTCAGTATACGATTCAGAATAAACATTGAGGTAGGTGATGTACAAACGTATGTATACAGTAAACTTAGGGGTCAAAACCCGGGTTTTTTAGTTTTTAACTATGTTCCTCGTACAATTGTTGTGCTTGGTAATACAACAGATAGTGTTCACGAATTTATCGAAAAATTTGAGGAATCAAAACCAAGTTTTGACGTGAGTCTTGATATCACTTCAATCAGCAATCACAGGAATATTGAAAGTATGTCTAATTGTAGAATACAAGAAATAAACATTAAAAATAAAACAATAAATGATATAGTGGTAGAATTGTCTAGCACTAGTGATTCTCGAGCTACTCTAAGTCGTGATAGATTATCTTTTAATATATTTGCAACATTGACTCCGGAACAAACACTTGGTCGACGTTTCAATTTTTAGAATGTACAAACTTACACTTTTCACCCCATTTACACTGACCTTTTTGAAAATCTCTGCATATTTGCTGTGTTTGACTTATATTTCTTCTATCGTTATCTTCTAAAATTCTAGGTTCTTTTGGTTGGTCAATCGTAAGTTTACTTAGTCCCCAAACAATGATTGAAATTCTAGGTTTATTTTTTTGAAGTTCAGGTGGTATAGCGTTTATTCCATGAAGGTACCTTATATTTACTGCTTTTCCAAACGAAAATAACATTCCATCTTCTTGTGGAAAATAAACCAGTGTTCCATTTGTTGCGTGTTTAAAAGCGAGTTCTCGTTCTTCACCTAGCGATAACCCTACCGTAATATTTTGGTGTTCGGCACGCTGTTTATTAAATGCTGCACTGTCGTGATGAAGACTTTTCCAGTCTTGATCGTCTTTGTAATAATTGAATCTATACGATGCAGTACTTTTTTCAATTTCGAAATATTCACATATAGTATCAAATATAGTGTTAAAGCATTCAGAGCCAGATGGATTTTTCACGATGAGGTGACAGCCTTCGTGCCAAGATATGAATTCAGAATCTTTTTGTGTAGAATAATTTATTTGTCGAACAAGAGATTCAAACGTTTCTGAAGTATTTTTCAAGAAATTAGGCACAAGTATGACGTCGTCATGATACAATTTTTTTGTATATACTCTACCAGGATTTCCTATTTTCACACGCATACTTGGGCGACAATATGTTGTTTTAGGATCAAAGGATTCTGTATTTTTTCCTTTTGAAAATTTAGTTTGACGTGTTTTTCCTCTTGGATCTATAATCATTTATAAAGTTTAAAAAAAATATTTTAATAAAATTACGTAAATTAAAAGTTTAATCATCAAAAAGTCGTCTGCGTGAAGTTTTATCTTTAGAATTACTTGGACCAGCAGATGAACCACTTGGACCAGCAGATGAACCACTTGGACCAGCAGATGAACCACTTGGACCAGCAGATGAATTGCTTAGTTCCGGTTCATAAACTACTGTGTATTGTTCGTGATCAATACTATCAAAAGGACTTACTTCTTCAAGTTCTTCATGATCTGGAACTATTTTGAATACTCGAAAATATTCTGAATTTTTATCTTCGTCAAATGATTTCAAAACTAAAATTGCCATACTCTTGTGTCTATATAATGCATTTTTAGGAAACTTTTGTTGTAACGTTCTAATATGAAAGTTTATAACTTTTTCATGTTTTACCTGTGGTGGTGTTCCTAGTGTTAGAGCTTCAAAGTCGATATCCATATCATATTCATGCTCCGAAGGATCATCGTCTTCTTCAGATTCTATACGCGGTTTTTTACCTTGGTTTTTAGAAGAACTGTCTGATTCATCCGAATCAGAATCGGAAAAATCGTCTCTATTTCTTGTTAAACCAAAATTACCAGATCTGTAGTTTAACTCTATATATTGTCTCATACCTTTATACTATAAATATATTATAATGTTTGGAGTTCATTATGCGGAAATCACTAAGACGCCCCATATGTAAAGTAAAAATGAATAAGTAATTAACAAGATTGTCTTAAAGTTTTGACTAAAGACAGTCCAATCTTGATATACAAAAATACCTGCTACACTAAATATGATTGTGCAAAATACAAAATGAATTGGTAACCATTTAGTTTGAGGATTTTTTGAAAGTCCTTGTTGTTCTACAAAAGCGGCTGCCCAAATTCCGGTAACTGTTGTTATAAAACCTGAAGTGTACAGTAGCCAGTTTTTCAAAGTATAATTACATTCTGTATCTCTACAATCATTAGGTATAGATATAACCTGTACGACAAACGCTCTCGCCCATAGAATCGTTATTGAACTTATACATGCAGCATATAACGCAATGGCATAAATATGTAGTTTTTTTGTTTTTCGAATAAAGTAAAGATAATGTATCAAGAATGATATAAACAAAACAGTGGTATGAAATATTAGACTGTCCATACTTGTTAAAAAAGATACAAGTTTAGAAAACGTTTCTATTTTTTTTTCAGGAGGTGTTACTAAACCATTCAAAAAACTTGCTGTTATAATGCTTGCAGCACCGCACCAAAATTTTATTGTAATCGGTTCTTTTTTTCTTGCAAAAAATGCGATTCCTAGTATTGAAAAACTACTCAGACCTACTGCGACCGATGATGGTAAAAGACTGAACGAAACAGATCCAAAAATTTCTGCAACAATCAACAATATAAAACCAAACAACCATGTTTTTTCACGAAAATATTTATCAGGGTTTCGTTCTAGGACATTTTTTTGGATGCTTGTCGCAAACGAGTTAAATAAACCTGCAGAAATAGAAAACAAGAAACCCCAATAACTTGAAAACTCCATTTTACTATAAAATATATATTTATTTATAAAAGTTTAAGTTAGGATGTAAAGTATTCGTATACTAAATTAGAATGTAGTGTTTGATTGTACTGTAAATAATACTTGGTCATGCTAGTGATAGGATAATTTTTTTCAAATCCGGTACCATTACCAACACAAACATTATTAGATGTCAAGAAAACGATACGAATACCCAGGGTTGACGATGCTAAGTTTCCAAATAGGGAGTTGCAAGATTCGTAAGGTGTGGCAATTGGAACATATTTGTGACTACGAGTCAAAGTGTTTACATATGAAACATGTTCAGAGAATGAAATATTAACTGAAACATATTCTTCAGTACTTGGTATATGAATTGAACTTGATGAGTTCTCTAATTGAAATTTTACAATATAGTTTACAAATGGTTTCAACTCATAATCTGTAGTTTCATTACATTGTTTTTCAGGTGGCCAACCGTTTTGATGTATACTTATACCACTTCCACTAGTTATTACACTACAGTTAGTATAAATGTTTATTGATGGAACATCTAACAAGTAGTAATACCCATTTTTTCTTACTAAAGGAGAAGTTGATAACGAAAGAGAAGGTGGTAGAGGTAAAGGTGGAGGTAAAGATGGAGGTAAATATGGTGGTGGTGGAGGTAAAGATGGTGGTGGTGGAGGTAAAGATGGAGGTAAAGGTGGTGGTGGTGGAGGTAAAGATGGAGGTAAAGGTGGTGGTGGTGGAGGTAAAGGTGGTGGTGGTGGAGGTAAAGGTGGAGGTAAAGGTGGTGGTGGTGGAGGTGAAGGTGGTGGTGGTGGAGGTGAAGGTGGTGGTGGTGGAGGTGAAGGTGGAGGTGAAGGTGGTGGTGAAACTGTAGACATATCAACACAGCTGATTGAAAGTTGAAACTGTTGAAACTGTTTATGTTGAAACGAGTAATAAAACCAAGTAGTGTTTCCAACAGGAGTCGACGAAATTGTTGAAAATATATAAGAATTAACAACATTATTGAATGGGTTGGTACCTATACCCCAAAATGTTGACCCACTCGAAGTCATACGGTACGACAGATAATAACTCAACCATGCTTGATTTCCTTCATAATACACGTAATATTCTCCAACATTTCTCATAATTAAATTGTTATAGTATAAGATTTCTGCAACGGAACTGGAAGTTGAGAATCGTATATATTTACAACACGAATCGCATACTGAACTTTGGGGTGGTTGTGGTGGGGGAGGATAACTAGGTAAACTTGTGCTATTAATTCCGCTTATAATTAATGAAACTTCATTCACAGTTCCGACGTACTGATTATAATATATATCTTCTATTTCAACTGTCCAAGACCCATAACTGTTTTCATCCCAAAACGCATTTGACAAGTAAGTTAAACTTCCACTTATACTCGCAGGTGCATTATATTTTATATCAAAGTTATAATATGTTAGGGTAACTCCATTATCTTCAGTTGTAGTATCAGGTCTAAATGCATCTGATAAAATGCTTGTGGTGTTATACGGAGATACTAGTTTTATAGTAAAATCTCGATTCCAATCATGCGACATATTGACTCTTACTTGAACATGTTCTACTGAATAAGTTTCACTTACACCAAAATAATACGTAAGTAAGCCACCGTCGGATAGCGTGTGACCAAGATTACCAGAAGAATATGTTACTGATGTTTGGTTATCTAAAAGTGACCATTTTTCACCCATAATTAAAAGGTTTGTAACATTCAATACACCTGCACCGATAAAGTGACTAAACTGAAATCCTGCTCCATTTGTATGAAAACCAGCATACTCAGGTTTTGAGGAACTTATCATTAATAATTTCTGAACATCTCTCCATGTCAATTCTGGACGTATTTCTAATAAAAGCGCAATCGCACCAGAAACCATAGGACATGCCATTGAAGTTCCACTTAAAGATGTATAGTCTTCATTAGCACAGTTATAAGTAAGTGGAACAGTAGACAGTATTCCTCGCCCAGGCGCCGACAGAGTCAATGCAGATCCTACATTTGAAAAACTTGTAACCAAGTTGTTTTGATCGACTGCACCTACTGAAATTGTCAATGGATGTGAACAATGATATCCATGGTTCACAGACAATCTAAATCTATCGTTACCTGCAGCAAATACAACAATTGCACCTTTTCCCGCTCTGAAAGTCATCATTCCATTATAGTAGTGTTCTGCGAGTTCATAGTTTGTACTAAACGTAATAGGACCCCAACTATTTGTCATAACAAATTGGTCTTTACCTAGTCTTGAATTGTCCCACAAATGATACAATATCCATCTATTTCCTACACCACCACGTACTATAAGTTCATGGTAGTTATACGCGATACCCGCTATTCCTCTTAGGTTATTTGTTTCTGCAATTATAACTCCAGCACAATGAGTGCCGTGATAGTTATCATAATCATAATTAATTGAACCATAAATGTTTGTGCCATCTACTTTTATCTTACTTATATTAAAATCTGGGTGGGTTTCTTCAATCGCATCATCAATCATAAATATAGAACTTCCTATACCAGTTGCATAATCCCATGCAGTATGTGCGTGTATGTTGAAAAGATAGTATTGATCTGTATATCTGGGATCGTTTATAAACATAGGCGGTGAAGGTGGTGGTGAAGGAGGTGGGGGAGATGGTGGGGGAAATGGAGGAGGTGGTGAAGGAGAGGGGGGTGGTAAAGGAGGAGGTGATGGTGAAGATGGTGGTAGTGGTATGTCAGGAAAAAAATGTGGAGGTGGTGACATGTCAGGAAAAAAAGGTGGAGGTGGTGGGCTTAAACATTTTTGTCGAGATTGTGTTCCACATCTTTCTCCACAGTCTCCACAGTCTGTTCCTAGTCCACATAGAAAGTATACTGAACCAGATCCACCGTCATCACAATCTCCATCGTTTGCATAGACACATGTACTTTTACAGTTACATGATGAATCAGAAAGTGTTTTTAAAAAAGTATATGGTTCCGTGAAAACATATTCAAATCTTGTATCATTCTTTAACACTTCTTCTATTTTAGAAACATTAATATATGAATCCGGAATATTCAAAATTATTTTTTCGTCAACTCTATAAACTTTGTAACTCTCATACAAGTCATTTATGTCAGCTTCCTTGTTTTTCAAACTTGCTAAAATGGTATGAGACGATACTAATAGATTTCCTTTATAATTTATTTCTTCTTCAAGGTTTCCTTTGTATGTGTTGAAAAAAACAGTTTTTTCAGCTTCTGTGTAAAAGTTGATATCTACTCTTGTTACATTTTTTTTAGAAGTAATGTAATAAATATTTTCCGTAGACTGTGATAAACCATAGTCAAATAACAATATAAAGCAAAAAACTATTTTCATTTATTATATACGTTTATATAATAAATAAAAATTAATAATGGAATAAAAGTGAATGTGTGGAATAATTGGGATATTACAAGAAAAAGAAAATATTATACCATTATTAATAAATTGCTTAAAACAATTGAAAAATAGAGGATATGATTCTGCAGGAATAGGCTTTGTTGAAGGAAATAAACTAAACATAAAAAAGAAGGCGGCCTCTGTAAACGAAGATGTGTTTGAGTTTTTAAAAGATATAAACTTTACTTCTAACTGTGGTATAGGACACACTCGCTGGGCCACACACGGTCCGAAAATAGATAAAAATTCACATCCTCATAAAAGTTATGATGGAATTTGTATGGTTGTACATAATGGAATCATAGAAAACTATATAGATATTAAGAAAAAATTAAAAGATTACAGTTTTAATTCAGATACCGATTCAGAGGTTATTTCGAATTTGATTTCTTACTACTATAAAATATATAACGATAGAGAAAAAGCTATAAACTATTCTTTAAAAGAATTACGAGGAACATGGGGACTCGTAATAATGTTTACCGATGCACCGAATACCCTATACTGTTGTAGACATGGTAGTCCTTTACTAATAAGTCAATGTGCAAATATATTTATCACTAGCTCAGAACAGTCTGGATTTTGTAATTTAACACAAGATTACATCGCCCTCCAAAATGGAGACTTGTGTATCGCAACACTTGAAAACGAAAAACTAGTGGTTTCATATTCATTTGGTTATATACCTAAAAAAATAACAACTTTTGTAGAAGAGTGTTTACCAGATAAATATACTCATTGGACTTTGAAAGAAATTGAAGAACAAGTTCATTCATGCGGTTCTGCCATCAATTTCGGTGCAAGAATAAAAGACAATATTGTCAGTTTAGGTGGTCTTTACAACCGTAGATCTGAGTTACAAAAAGTTACAAACATAATTTTGTTGGGATGTGGCACTTCTTACAATGCAGCTTTAGCATCTCGAACCTTTTTCAAAAAATTCGCAAAGTTTAACACTGTTCAAGTTTTTGACGGTGCTGAATTTGAGAGACAAGATATTCCCCAAACCGGAAAAACTTTGTTGATACTTGTATCACAGTCTGGTGAAACACGAGATCTTCATAGATGTCTTTCATACAAAGAAGACTGTGAGACTTTGGGAATAATAAATGTTGTTGATTCACTAATAGCAAGAGAAGTGGATTGTGGTGTTTACACAAATTGTGGGAGAGAAATTGCAGTGGCTTCCACAAAGTCGTTCACTTCGCAGTTATTAGTTCTTTCTTTAGTCGCAATGTGGTTTGGACATTATCATAAAAAAATTATGTTTGAAAAGTCTCTTGACGACTGTAGAATTCTTTCTATACAAATAGATGAAACTTTAAAAAAATGTAAAAAGTCCGTAATAAAAAAATGCAATAAAAAAAGTATATTTATACTCGGAAAATACGATTTGGAAAGTATTGCAAAAGAGGGTGCACTGAAAATAAAAGAAATGTCATACATTCATGCAGAAGGTTATTCTGCATCTAGTTTAAAGCATGGAACGTTTGCTTTATTAGACGAAAATGTTGTAGTTATATTATTAATTGAAAAAAATACATGTTCTGAAATGTTGAATGTTTATGAACAAATAAAAAGTCGTGATTGTTCTATTTTTATTATTTCTGAAGAAGGTTGTGAGATAGAATCAGATATTTCAGTTCCTCAAAATAATACATACTATCAATTACTTATTTCGATTGTTTTGCAATACATTGGGTATATGTTGGCTGTTGAAAATAATATAAATCCAGATTTTCCAAGAAATCTAGCAAAAGTTGTAACAGTTGATTAAATATTAGTTATTTAACAACAAATAGTTATCTATACAAATATTTTTAAATAATTGTTTTGACCATTTTAGTGGATATATATTATATTTTTTCATGTTTGCACGAATCTCACAAACACTCCCAATTATAGCGGTGTTATAGTAAAAGTCTTGGGCATCTGGAAGAGTTGAAATAAATATACCAGCTGCTGCACATCCAAAAAGTTCTCTTGTTTTCATGACAAGTGAAAATATCATGTACTGTATTATCAGCATTTTATTACTAACTACTTTTAATAATATTTACCACGTATTTTCTAAATTTACTTCTTTGTAATGTTTCATCCTCGTCATACATACTATAAATTCGAAACCTTCTACCCAAGTTTGCCCAAAAGTTGTCAAGGATGTCAATATGTCCTGCCTCTAGATCGAATAGTTTTATATCATCCCCTTCTATATGTGTAGAAAATCCTGGCAAAATAAAGGGGTTTGTTTTATGGTTATTGTAAGAATATTTACACTTTATAATGGTAGTAGGTATGTCTGTGTATATTCTTCTGTTTCTCAAAGGAAATTCTGGAAGTGATACTGGATCTATCAGGAATGCTTCTTTGCAAAACTTGGATTCTAATATCGTATGATCAAAACTAGAATGTGATACAAAAATAAACTCTTTTATTTCCATTTGATTACAATATCTTTCAACATTTTTTTTCAACATTGGACTGAAATTTCGTGTTGTCAAAACAGAATAATCTTTTGTCAATTCTTCGACAAAAAAAGAATATGTTTTGGGTGGCATAAATCCATATA